ATGAGCGCCTGCTTACGGCTCTTGGTGCCGGCGCGCATCATCGCCCCCCTCCGTGCGCAAAACCGCGAAATGAAATGATTTTTTTTGAGAGCAGAAAATGGCCGGGAGACGACCCACACCGACGGAGCTGAAGCTTGTCAGAGGGAATCCCGGTAAGCGCCCGATAAACAAGAACGAGCCTCAGCCAGCCAAGCGCATTCCCAGCGCCCCGGATCACCTTAGTACCGATGGCCAGGTGGCGTGGGGGCGGCTCACCGTGCTGCTTGACCGCATGGGTGTGCTTACCGAGGCCGATGGCTTTGCGCTTGAACGCCTCTGCGACTGCTATTCCGAAATACTTGCCCTTCGTGACGTGATAGGCGAACAGGGGCGCACATACGAAACCACCAGCACCCAGGGCGAACTGGTGCTCAAGGCGAACCCGGCGGTGGCCATGCTTGCCGATGTAGACCGCCGCTTCAAAAGCTACCTGGTCGAGTTCGGCCTGACCCCAGCCGCGCGATCCAAGGTGCAAGTGAAAGACGATGAGCCAAAAGAAGACCAGTTCGCGGAGTTCTTCGGTTGACGACCCGGTGACCCAGTACGCAAAGGAAGTGCATTCCGGGGAGCGCGTCGCGGGGCCAGACATTCGAAACGCGTGCGCGCGTCACCTGCGAGATCTGGAGGATGGGCCAAAGCGTGGGCTGACTTGGGATTTGGCTGCGGCCAACAAAGCCATTCGCTTCTATCGCACCGTATTAAAGTTGAACGGTGGGGAGTTTGAAGGTCTGCCGTTCGAGCTGTTGCCATGGCAGAAATTCATTGTGGGCAGCATCTTCGGGTGGAAGTCCAGTGACGGTTATCGCCGCTTCCGGGTCGTCTACGTCGAGAGCGGTAAGGGTTCAGGCAAGTCGCCCTTGGCCGCCGGGGTGGGGCTGACCGGACTGATCGCGGACAACGAGGCGCGCGCCGAGATCTACGCTGCCGCGACCAAAAAAGATCAGGCCATGATCCTGTTCCGGGACGCTGTGGCGATGGTGCAGCAATCGCCGGAGTTGACCAAGCGCCTGGTCTGCAGCGGTACCGGCCAGAACATCTGGAACTTGGCCTACCTGAAGTCAGGATCGTTTTTCAGACCGATCAGCTCGGACGATGGTCAGTCTGGCCCGCGGCCACATATGGCGCTGATCGACGAAGTGCACGAGCATAAGACCAACATGGTCGTGGAGATGATGCGCGCCGGCACCAAGAGCCGTAAGCAGGCGCTCATTTTCATGATCACCAACAGCGGCTCGAATAAGCGCGGCCCTTGCTGGGAATACCACGAGTACGGCTCCCGGGTTGCATCTGGGGCACTCACTGATGACGGATTCTTCGCCTATATCTGCTCGCTGGACGAGGGCGACGATCCGATTAAGGACGAAAGCTGCTGGTTTAAGTCTAACCCTTCGCTACAGGATGCTGATCTTCCGGGCATGAAGTACTTGCGCGAACAGGTGACCGAAGCTCGGGGGATGCCGAGCAAGGAAGCCATGGTGCGGCGCCTCAACTTCTGCGAGTGGACTGGCGCTGAGTCGCCATGGATCTCCTGGGATGTCTGGAGCCAGGCTGAAGAACGCGTACCAATGTCGCTGTTGCGTAATCGTCCCAGCGTTGGCGGACTGGACCTGTCCAGTACGACGGACCTGACATCATTCGTCCTCCTGTTCTACCCGACCTACGAGGATCCGCACTGGCGGCTCCTGCCGTATTTCTGGATTCCCGACCACGAGCTGGATAAGCGCGAAGCCCGCGACAAGGTGCCTTACGCAGCGTGGATTAAATCGCGAGATCTCGAAACGACGCCGGGGCGAGCTATCAGCAAGCTACATGTGTTGCGTCGACTTCAGACCATCTGTGACTTCTTCCAGGTGGACAAGATCGCGTTTGACCGCTGGCGGATCGAAGACATGCGGCAGCTGATGACTGAATACGACATAACGCTGCCCGAGCTGGTGGAGTTTGGGCAGGGGTTCAAGGATATGGGGCCTGCGGTAGATGAGTTTGAACGAAGACTGCTCGGCATATCCGAATTGCCGCCGGGTGAAGATGATGATGCTGCTGGAGAGTTCTTCGATGACGCGCTGCCGACCGAGGCGGTGGAGTCTCTACGTCACGATGGCAATCCAGTAATGACCTGGTGCGCCGGTAACGCCGTGATTGTTTCCGATCCGGCAAACAACCGAAAGGCCGACAAGGCAAAAGCAACGGGCCGAATTGACGGAATCATTGCCGCGATCATGGCTACCGGTATTAGCGGGGCAGTCTCTTCCGGCAGCAGCGGCAGTTCCATTTACGACGAAGGAGTTGGGGTTTGAACACCATTGCAATTGCTGCGTGGGTTGCTGGCCTGGCTGGCTTCTGTCTGCTGGTAACCGGCATTGCCCTGATCCATGTGCCAGCCGCGCTTATTGCTGCCGGTCTTGGTCTGATCGGCTGGGCTTGGCTCGCCGACAAGGCAGCTGCTCGAGCACCTATCAAACACAGCCAAGATGGAGGCTGATTATGTTCTTCAGCAGTCTTCTCGGTGGTAATGAGGGATTGGTTTCGGATGGCAGCAGCAGCTTGTGGCGGCGGGGGGTTGGGTCCAGCCGTTCAGCAGCTGGTGTAACGGTGACCCCAGATACGGCCCTTGCCATTACCGTATTGCAGACCTGCGTCACCCTGCTCGCAGAAAGCGTAGGTCAGCTGCCACTAGAGATGTACCGCCGGCTGGGCGATGGCAAGCGCGAGGCTGCGATTTATCATCCCCTCTACGATGTACTGCGCTACCAGCCGAATCCTTGGCAAACCCCATATGAGTATCGCGAATCTGGTCAGCTCGCCTTGGGGTTGCGGGGAAATTGCTACAGCTTCATCGAACGCAATGACGACGGTTCTGTTAAGGCGCTTTACCCCCTACGCAATGAGAAGGTGACAGTCCTCAAGGGCGGCGATCTACGGCCTGTTTACCGCGTGGGCGGGCACGACCCGCTGCCCATGCGCCTGATTCATCATGTGCGCTGGCACACGAAAAATCATTATACAGGCCTCTCTCCAGTTGAATTGCATGCAGATGCCGTTGGCCTGGCGCAGGCGGTGCGGCAGTACGCGGGCAAGTCATTTGCCAACGGCACTGCCGTGAGCGGTGTCATCGAGCGCCCGAAGGAAGCACCACCGATCAAGGAACAGAGCAGTATTGATCGCATCCTTGATCAGTGGGGTAACAAATTCTCGGGCATCGACAACGCGAAAAAGGTCGCGATGTTGCAGGAAGGCATGACCTTCAAGGCTGTCTCGATGAACAACGTCGACGCCGAACTGCTGGGAATCCTCAAGGCCACGGGGCTCGACATTGCCCGCATCTACAAGATTCCGCCGCATATGATTAACGAGCTGGAGAAGGCCAGCTACAACAGCCTTGAGCAGTTGCTGATCCAGTACGTGATCTTTGCCCTGATGCCGTGGGTGAAACGCCACGAGCAGGCGATGATGCGCGACTTCCTCCTGCCGTCGGAGCGGAGGGATTACTTCATTGAGTTCAATCTGTCTGGGCTACTGCGGGGCGACCAGAAAAGTCGCTATGACGCCTATGCGATTGGCCGGCAGTGGGGGTGGCTGTCGATCAACGATATCCGACGCCTGGAAAACATGCCGCCCGTTGCCAACGGCGATAGTTATTTGCAGCCGCTCAACATGACCGACGTGGCCAACGGTCTGCCCGACATGACTAACCCTAACGTCCGCGCCCAGCTGGAACAGCAGCGCGACGACATCCTGAGGATGCTTGCCGCATGAAACGACATCTGCGCGCTGCCAGCTTGCTGTTCAATCAGCCGCTACTGACTACACCTGACATGCTGGACCTGGCAGTGCGCTGGGCGAACCAGACCATGAGCCTGAACATCGTAAATCTGAACATGGGCGGCGCCGCAGCTAACCCATCGATGTTCTATGACGATGAAGACTATCAGGCCGAGCAGGATCGCCGCGAAGAACAGCGCCGCGCCGCCATTGCTCAGACGGGTGTCGAGGTGATTCCCGTCCATGGTGTTCTGGTGAGTCGCGGCAGCCACTTGAACGCCTGCGAGACCATGACCAGCTACGAAGGGTTGCGAGCAGCCCTGAATAAGGCCATCACTGACCCCATGGTCGAACACATCGTGCTCGACATTGACAGCCCTGGCGGAAGCGCGGTCGGCGCCTTCGAACTGGCGGCCGACATTCGCGCGGCAACCAAGATCAAGCCAATCACCGGCCTGGTCAATTTCATGGCGTATTCCGGTGGCTACCTGATTGCATCTGCATGCACCGAGGTCGTGGTCAGCCTGACCTCCGGCGTAGGGTCCATCGGTGTAGTGGCCAGCCACATGGACCGCTCAAAGATGATTGAAGGCTTAGGGGTAAAGGTCACGACGGTCTTTGCCGGCGCGCACAAGAATGACCTGAGCCCGAACGAGCCCATTACCGAGCAATCTCTGCAGGTGCTCAACGAAGTCGTGCAGGAGAGCTATCAGCTGTTCACGACCCACGTGGCCGATTACCGCGGCCGCGACGTTACCGAGATTATCGCCACTGAGGCCGCTTGCTATCGCGGCTCGGCAGCCATCGCCATTGGCCTGGCTGACCGGCTCGAATCGCCGCAACTTGCGGTTGACAACCTCTCGCGTGCGATTGCCCTCAGCCGTGCACAGCGTCAAAACCCGCAGACACAGCAGCGCATCAGCGTGCGGGCCTCGGCCATCGCCATTCAGTCTCAACTCTGACCGCGTTCGCGGCAGTGACCACAACCGCCTGATGGCGGTTTTTTTATGCCCAGGAGGCAGCATGTCCCTCGTAACTCAATTGCGTAGCGAACGCGCCACTATTAACAGCTCGATCCAGGCTCTTGCACAGATCGAAGCGGCTGGCACCGCACTCAGTGCCGAGCAACTGGCCCAGTTCGAACAACTCAGTACTCAATTCAATGCGCTGACCGACAAGCTCGCGCGTGCCGAGGCCGCTGAGCGTATGGCGACGACCAGTGCCGTGCCGGTCAATGAAAGCGCTCAGGGCATCAATGGCCCGCCCAGCAACATCAGCGGCCCTTTCACCGCCAAGCCGGTGCCGGGGGCCAACATGGCGCAGATGGTGCGCGTGCTGGCCGCTTCCCGAGGCGATCAACAGGCTGCC